ATAAACTTAAAAAAAGAATCAACGCTACGTTACAACAAATTGGAGACAGTATGATTACTGGTGGGGTTGACAGTATGGAAAAATATAAGTATATGCTGGGACAAGCACATGCTTATCAAATAGTAATACAGGAAATCTCTAACCTGCTAGAACCAAAGGAGCAAAAAGATGAACAAGGAAACGTTATCAACATCGGAAAAGGAAGTACCAAAAATTAAACTTGGACTTCAAGATAAATATGAAGCAGAAAAAAAAGAAGAGTCTCACGCAATAAGATTAGACGAAAAAAATATTAAAGAGGTAGCTGATCAGTTACCAGAACCAGTTGGATATAGACTTTTAGTTTTACCTTTTACACCAAAAGAAAAAACTAAAGGTGGAATTTTATTTTCTCAAGAACAATTAGATAAAGCTAGAATTGCAACAACATGTGGTTATGTTTTAAAAATGGGAGATCTTGCATATGCGGATAAAGATAAATTTAACAAACCGTGGTGCAAAATAGGAGATTGGGTAATGTTTGCTAGATATGCTGGCGCACGTTTACCGATTGAAGGTGGAGAAGTGCGAATACTAAACGATGATGAAGTGTTAGGGACCATAGGTGATCCTGAATCAGTTCTTCATTATATTTAACAACATAGGAAGGAAACTATGCCAACAGAAAACGAAAATAAAGTAGAAGATCTTATTGATGTAGGTGAAGCAGATCAACAAGAAACCGAAATTAATTTAGATGATAAGGGTGAACCAGAAAAAATTGAAGCACCTGTAGAGGAAAAAATAGAAGTTGAAGAAGTATCTGAAGTTGACAAAACTTTTGAAAATGAAAGAGAAACTAAACTTAAAAAACCAGAAGAAAAAGACGAGTTAAAAGAATATAGTGATGGTGTTCAAAAACGTATTGCTAAACTTACTCGTAAAATGCGAGAAGCAGAAAGACAAAGAGAAGAAGCAATTGCATTTGCAGAAGCAACTCACAAACAAAAAAATGAGTTGGAAGGAAGACTATCTAAATTAGATAAATCCTATACTTCTGAATTTGAAACAAGAGTAAAAACTAATATGGCAGCAGCCAAGTTAGCTTTAAAAAATGCCATTGAATCTCAAAATGTTGAAGCTCAAATTGCAGCGCAAGAACAAATTGCAAATCTAACTATGGATGGTGCTAGACTTAATGCTATGAAAGTAGCAGAAGAATCTAAACCAGAACCTGTTAAAGATATAAACATTACACCTCAAAGACAAGCAGAACCAATACCTACAGACGCTAAAGCAGAAGAATGGGCATCTAGAAATACTTGGTTTGGTAATGATTCAGCAATGACATACACTGCTTTTGATTTACATAAAACACTTGTAGAACAAGAAGGTTATGATCCTAAATCTGACGAATATTATGCAGAAGTTGATAAAAGAATAAGACTTGAATTTCCGCACAAATTTGATAAGGTGGAGGACACTACTACAGAAAGAGCAAAACCTGCTCAAAATGTAGCGTCGGCTAGACGTTCAGCCTCAACAGGACGCAAAAAAACTGTGAAACTCACGCCATCACAAGTAGCAATTGCTAAAAGATTAGGTGTGCCGCTAGAAGATTATGCAAAACAATTAAAAATCACGGAAGGAGCATAAAATGGAAAATGATAAAATAAAAACTTCTCGTGCGAGTCAAACAAGAGACAAAATTGAAGTCAAAAAAGTTTGGACTCCACCCAACTCACTTGATGCACCACCAGCGCCAACTGGATACAGACATCAATGGATACGTGCCGAGATACTCGGTACAAACGATGCTAAAAATGTAGCATCATCTTTGAGAGAAGGATGGGAATTAGTTAGAGCTGATGAATATCCTGACTCAATTTATCCAGAGATGACGGAAGGCAGATACGCTGGAGTAATCGGAGTGGGAGGCCTATTGCTGGCTAGGATACCCGAAGAGATTGCGCTTCAAATCGATGCTTATTACAAAAAGCAAAACGAGGCTAAAGAAGAAGCAGTAGAGAACAATCTTATGAAGGAACAGCACCCTAGTATGAAATTCCAAAAGGAATCTAATACTCGTGTAACCTTCGGTGGTACAAAGAAAAGTTAATCTTTTAACTATTCCTACCCAACGAATAAATTAAATCGTACTGGAGGCCTTTCGAGGCAGGTACATAAAAAGGAAAATAACTATGGCAAACACAAACACAGGTGGATTTGGTTTAAGAGCTGTAATGACTGTTGGAAACTCTCCAGCAACGTCAGGACAATCTGAATACCCAGTCCAAACAGCACCAGGTGTTGCGTTGTTCAAAGGTAACCCGGGTTCTCTGCAAGATGCAGGTAACACAGGATTCTTGCAAGATGCAAGCTTTGCAACAACTGACGATGGTGGAAACGGCGGTAGCGCTTATGTTAGTGGTGATGCAGATTTATTAGGTGTTATTAACGGTTTCTTCTACGTAGATGGAAATGGTAACCCTACATTTGCTAATTCAGTAGCAGCGGGCCAAACAACTAGCGTCGACTACAATACTGGATCCAATAATATTACTGGATTCGTAATCGATAACCCACAACAAGAATATGTTGTAAGAACAGACGCAGCTTTAGGCGGAAGTGCAGCGGCAGTACAAGCTGCAATGGGTCTAGACTACAACATAGCAAGCTTTACAGCAACAAATGCTAAAAGTGGAATGTCAACTGCTTTATTAGATTCAGCAGCAGCTGGTGCAGATGACATGTTCACATTAGTAAGAATTGCTGGAACGCCTAATCAATCAGATGGTCAAGCAGCTGGTTGTGATGTTGTTGTAACAATTAACCCTGCGGCAGCGCAGTACAACTAATACAAATAGGAGTATATAAACAATGGCAATATCAAGAGCACAACTAGTTAAGGAACTAGAGCCAGGTCTAAATGCACTATTTGGACTTGAGTACAAAAACTACGGCGAGCAGTGGACTGAAATTTTCGACACTGAAACATCTGACAGAGCTTTCGAAGAGGAAGTAATGTTAGCTGGTTTTGCAAACGCGTCAGTTAAACCCGAAGGTCAAGGGGTTGGCTACGACGATGCACAAGAAACTTTCACAGCTCGTTATACTAACGAAACAGTTGCATTAGCATTCGCAATTACAGAAGAAGCTATTGAAGATAACTTGTATGACAGACTTGCGTCTAGATATACAAAAGCTTTAGCAAGATCTATGGCGAGTACTAAAAATATCAAAGGTGCAGCAGTATTAAATAACGCATTTGATTCTACTTTTGCTGGTGGAGATGGTAAGGAGCTTTGTGCTACTGACCACCCTACATTAGCTGGTACATTTTCAAATGAGTTATCAACAGCGGCTGAACTTAACGAAACTTCATTAGAACAATCGTTAATTGATATTAATGCGTTCACTGATGAAAGAGGCCTAAAAATTGCGGCTACAGGAGTTAAAATGATAATTCCTTCAGCTCTTCAATTTACTGCTGACAGACTTATGAATTCTGCAGGCAGAACTGGCACAGCTGATAACGACATTAACGCAATCAGAAACATGGGAATGATCTCTGGTGGATATGTAGTTAATAACTACTTAACTGCTTCGAAGAAGTTCTTCATTAAAACTGATGTGCCTAATGGTCTGAAACATTTCAACAGATCACCTATCAAAACTTCAATGGAAGGTGACTTTGATACAGGCAACGTTAGATACAAAGCGAGAGAAAGATATGTATTTGGATTCTCTGATCCAAGAGGTATCTTTGGTTCAAACGCAACGTAATCAATAAATTTAAGGGGCCGAACACAATTCGGCCCCTTTTTCAATATAGGGTGAGAAAATGACTAAATTCCTCATAAATATCTGGGCTTATAATTATCATAGTAAATTTGAAATAGAATCGAATGATAATGCTAAAGATGTTGAAAATGCTATACTTGACAAACTGGGAGAGAATAGTATAAAATGGGAGTATCTCGGAGAAAGTTATGATCCGAGAACAAATCGAATAACTTTTGAGGAGGTTGTTTATGATACAAGACCTATACAAACAAAAAAGGTCCTTGGAGTTGAAGTGGGAACAAGAGCATCTATCTAACGGTAGATATACTCTTGAGATGGTCAGAATTGATGACAAAGTTAAAGAAGTCATTACAAAGATCAAATTAGAAGAAGCAGTTATTGCCCACAAACAAAACACTATTGAAGGTGTAACTCCACAAGTTTCAGTAGCTACTTAATAAAAGCTACATTTAAAAAATCACATATAATCCGTAGGCTCTCTTGCGCTCTATTAAAATGTATTGTATAAAAGACACACTATACAATTTAATTAGAATACTGACGAGTATAGTCGACGGCCTAGAGACAGTATTCGGAAAAACTAGGAGGATATAATTATGGCAAATACTACATTTTCAGGACCAATATTAGCTGGTACTATTAAAAATACTACTGGTACTACAGTTGGAACTGACATGAAAAACACAGGTCAAGTTGTAATGGCTCAAAGCTTTGCAATTGATCTTTCAAGCGGAGCAATCGCAGCCGAAGCATCAAACGTAATAATTCCAGCAAACTCACAAATCATTGATTGTATTTTTGATATTATTACAGCAGCAAACACTTCTACTAATATTAGTGTTGGTTTTGTTGGTGGCGCAGCTACTGCTCTTGTAAACGCTCATACAATCGGAACAACTGCAGGTAGACAATATCCAACAACAACAGCTGGTGGAGCACTAGCTTGGGAAGATATTGGAACATCTGATCAAAGAATTAATTTTACTAATTCTGCAGCAACAAACGCAGGTGAAGTTAGAATTACGATCACGTATCAGCAAAATACAAACTTTGCATAATAATTAATTTAGTGTGGGCTTCGGCCCACACATAATTTTAAGGAGAACAATATGTCAGGATATACAAGTGACCAACTCGTAGCCCATGCTACAGCAGATGGACAAATGGTTCCTACAACACAGAGAGCTAGAATAACTGGTATTCAAGCATCAGCAACAGCAGCAAGTTCATCTGTTGCATTTAAAACTGGTGGATCTAGTGGAACTACAATAGCTACTTTTATATTTGGAACTGAAGGAATAGATTTTTATGTTCCAGGTTCTGGAATTTTATTTGATGAAGGAGTTTATTTAGATTTAAGCTCTAACGTAACTGGTGTTACTATAACATTTACGTAGGAGTAAATTGTGGCTACACTAACTTATACAGTAACCGTAGCATCGGGGACTAACGCCTTTGGAACCGCTAATAAATTTTTTATTAACGGAGAAGTAAGTCCTGTATTGTTTTTACAAGAGGGTGACACTGTTATATTTGATACCTCTGATAGTTCTAATACTAATTTTAAATTTTCTTTTTCAGCAACTAAAGATGGAACTTTTACAACTGGTGGAACAGAATATACAACAGGAGTTACACATACAGGAACTCCAGGATCTGCAGGAGCAAAAACAACAATTAATGTTGCACCCGTAAGAACAGTCGGAGCACCTTTATTATTTTATTATAATTCAGGAGCTACAACTACATCTGGTATGGGTAATACTGCTCAAACTATTTCTCCTACTTCTGAAACTACTGAATTTAATCCACAGATAGATGATATAATAGAAGAAGCATTTGAAAGAACTGGTGTAAGAGGAACTAGAACTGGTTATCAATTAAGATCTGCAAGACGTTCTTTGAATATTATGTTTCAAGAATGGGGAAATAGAGGTGTTCATTTATGGAAAGTAAAATTAGCTAAAGTTCCTTTAGTATTGGGTCAAGCAGAATATAATTTTGCATCAGATTCACAAAATTTTCCAAGTGATATTAGTGATGTATTAGAAGCATACTACAGAAATAATACTACAACTACAGATACTCAAGATATTGCATTAACTAAAATAGATAGATCTACATATTCACAAACTCCAAACAAATTAGCTAAAGGTACACCTTCACAATATTACGTAGAAAGAAAATTAAATCCAAGTATATTTTTATATACAACACCAAGTTCAAGTGTATCTAGCACAACTACACCAAGTAATTTTCAATTTTGTTTTTATTATTTATCAAAAATTCAAGATGTGGGTGCATATAATAATACGTCTGATGTCGTAAATAGATTCTATCCTTGTATGATGTCGGGTTTAGCTTATTACTTAAGTATGAAATATTCACCAGAAATGAGTCAAGAATTAGAACGAAGATATGAAAGTGAATTATTAAGAGCACTTGATGCAGATAACCAAGGCACATCTACTTTTATTTCACCACAAACATTTTATGGAGATGGAGTATAATGGGTAAATACGCTTCTGGTAAACACGCATTAGCAATTTCTGACAGATCGGGAATGGTATATCCATATACTGAAATGGTTAGAGAATGGAATGGATCTTTAGTTCACACTTCAGAGTTTGAAGCTAAACAACCACAATTATCTCCAAAACCAGTAGGTTCCGACTCTCAAGCTTTATATAACCCAAGACCACAACCCGCATCAAAAACAAGTTTAATACTTTTAGATAATAATCCATTTACATCTATTATTTCTGGTGGTGTAACTTATGTAAATGTTTTTTCAGAAAATCATCAAAGAGCTGCTGGATCTATCGTAAGATTTAGAGGACCACCACAAGTAACAAGTGCTGGGCCCGGTGGTTCTGATCCGGCTGATTTAAAAAATTTACAATCATTTTCTAACATTCCAACTTTTGACAACGTAAGTGATTTAAATAATGCAAATGGTTTTACAATTGCATTAGGTCAAATAGATGCTGCTGGTAATATTACTGGAGCAACAACATCTGATCCAATAACCAATCCAATAAATTTTTTTCATATAACTAGCACTAGTAATGCAACATCAGGTAATATAAAAGGTGGGGGAACAAATTGTTCAGCGGGACCTGTAACCCTTGAGGTAGTAAACGGATAATGGCATACACTTTAGATAATTTAAGAACTGATATTAGAAACTACACAGAAGTAAGTAGTAATGTATTAAGTGATTCTGTTTTAGAAAGAATTATAGTTAACGCAGAAAATAAAATTACAAGAGCGATAGATACTGATCAAAACGTATTTTATGCTACATCTAATTTAATTGTTGGAAATAGATATGTAACTATTCCTGATGATTTAAGAGCAATTAGATATGTTCAATTGACCGATCAAGAAGGTAATCAATATTATTTAGAACAAAGAGATACAAGTTTTATAGCAGAATATTATTCTACGCCTGATACAAACGCTGTAGATATTCCAAAGTATTATGCAAATTGGGATGAAACTTTTTGGGTTGTAGCCCCAACTCCTGATAAAACTTATGCCATTACACTTGCTTATGATAAAGAACCTATAAGCATAACTAATACAACACAACCAACAGCAGCACCAGCTGCTACTAATGGAACTTATTTATCAAATAAATATCAAGATTTGCTTTTATATGCTTGTCTAGTAAATGCATATGGATACTTGAAAGGACCACAAGATATGTTACAATACTATCAAGCTCAATATAAAGAAGCTTTAGAATCGTATGCTGTCGAACAAATTGGCATCAGACGTAGAGACGAATATCAAGATGGTGAAGTTCGTGTTCAACTTAATACTAAATCACCATCAAGTTAATAAGGAGATAAAATAATATGGCAAATGTAGTACCTTACAGTTTTGGAATCTCACTACTTTCCGGTCATCATGATTTTGCAACATCTGGAAACACTTTTAAACTTGCTTTATATGAAGCAGGTTCAGGTGCACCTTACACTACTTCAAGCACAGTGTATGATTCTACTGTTTCTAATGAAGTCGGAACAGGTGGTGGAAGTCAATACTCAACTGGTGGAAATACTTTAACATCACAAGCAGTAGCTAATCAAACTAATGTAGCAACTGTTGACTTTGCAGATACAGTTTGGGGATCAGGAACACCTGCAACTTTTAGTGCAGCGTATGGAGTAATTTACAATAGTAGCACAGTTGACAGTACAGCTAACAGACTAGTTGTTGTTTTAGATTTTGGTGGAACTAAATCTTGTTCTAACGGAACGTTTACAATTACATTCCCAAATCCAGCTTCTGGATCACCTGCTGGTTCTGATGCGATTATTAGTATAACTTCGTAATAGGAAAATTAAATGGCTTTGGTTTTAAATGATAGAGTAAGAGAAACTAGTACATCACAAGGCACGGGTAATATAACTCTTGCAGGTGCAGTACAAGGTTTTATAACTTTTAATAGTGGTATTGCAACTTCTAACACCACTTATTACACTATCTCTGAACAAGGCACAGCAAATTTTGAAGTAGGTTTAGGAACTCTTTCAGGTTCTACAACTTTAGAGAGAACTACAGTTTTAAGTAACTCTGCAGGTACCACTTCAAAAATAAATTTTAATTCAGGTGGTTCAAGTACATTAGATGTATTTTGTACATTACCTGCAACTATAGCTAATTTACCTAATCCAGTTGAATATGGTTCTTCATCAGCACCAGAAGTAATTACTGTTACGGTTGGCACAAAAACAACAGCGCATCCGTACTCGGGCCAAGGTTCTTCAAGTGCTTATTTTTTAGGAGGTCTTGAATCTCCGGCAATTACTTTCACTGGAGCGGATGCATCTTATAAATACTACTATAGATTTGATCAATCAGATTCTACAAACAGTAGTCACCCATTAAGGTTTTATTTAGAAGCAGATAAATCTACGGCTTACACAACAGGAGTAACCACTAATGGTACACCAGGATCATCTGGTGCGTATACACAAATAGCAGTTGATGTTAACACACCAAATGTTTTATATTACCAATGTTCATCACATTCTTTGATGGGTAATTTTGCAAACACTGTATCTAATTATGCAAATGGAAACTTAACAGTCGGATCACAGTTAAGAATGCCAGATAATACATCTGCTAAAATATTAGTTGCAGATGGCACAAGTTATCAAGAGTCAGCAGTATCGGGTGATGCAACAATCGCATCTGGCGGAGCATTAACACTAGCTAACTCTGGAGTATCAGCAGCTAGTTATACAAATTCATCAATTACAGTAGATGCAAAAGGTAGAGTAACAGCAGCATCTAGTGGAACAGCGGGAGCTTCAGCGGGTTTTGCCGTTGCAATGGCAATCGCGTTATAGTATAAGGAATAAATTATGGCACAAGATTTTAAAAGATTCGGAGATCAAGACGTAGGAACATCAGCAGTAACTATTCACACTAGTGATTCTAACGATGCCATAATTTCTATTCGTCTTGCAAACATAACAACATCAACAATAAACGCAGACGTATTTATAACATCTTCAGTAACAGGTGGTTCTCAAAATCACTACATAATCAAAAATGCGCCGATAGTTGCGGGCGGATCGCTCGAGCTTATAGACGG